ACTCGCCTGGATACCTGGCTACGATGCTGGCGTAGTTGGCGTTGGCAAGAGCTACCGCCATCTCTTGGGGGTGAAGTCTATGGCCGTTGATCCTGATATCAGCTCGGCTCATTGCGTTAGCTAGAACACCAATGTGTTCTGGGTTACATACATATGCACTCATACTAATTCCTCCTGGTTACCAGTTTAAGGGTTTCTCATTCCCAGTGATGGGGCAATCAAAGCAGCCATCTGCATTGATGTCTTGCTTGTAATCTTGCTTTAAGATCTCATAAAATTCTTTTTCGTTGTTAGCCTCGATCATGCCGAAGGTAACTCCGTAGTCGCTCTCTAATTGAAAATGATACTCGTGCATTATATTTCCTCCTGGTTTAGCTGTTTATCCATTCGTCATAAGTTTTGAGCGGAGCGCCATTTCTTGTTATGTCTCCCCCCTTACCATCGTTTGCACACGATAAATAAATTTGATACTCTTGATCGTTTGATCCACGATACTTTGTAATTGTGGTTTGTGGTTTCAATGTGCCATCTGGGTTAATTCCAGTATTCATCTACATTTCCTCCTGGTCATATTTGTTGTGCCACTGGGCGCAAGCGGCTGCATCTGAAAGGTTGGTCAACCTTCTGCCCTGGAACCAAGTCCAACTGTTTCCGGTGGTCATATGGACAACCTCATATTCCATGTTGCCCACATGATAGACCTGGTATTCTCCGCATCGATACTTGGCCTCCCATTTCCAGGGAAGCCAGGTTTCTGCAATCAGATCCTCAAGGTCAGTCTGTCTTTCGCCTGGGCCTCGAGCTTCTACCTGGTCAAACAAGTCTTGCATTATTGCGCCAATCCAAATTCTGCTTTGGCTTCTGCCATCAAAGCTTTCATCTCCTGGTTGCCCATATCCCACAACACCTGGGCATAACCGCCATCATAATCGTTGGCATCTAACCAGGTGATAAGTTCATCGAGTGTTTCCTGGCTTGCCAAGCTTAACTCACAAGCGTCCTCATTGAAGTAGGCTTTCTTTGCTTTCAAGACTTTCAAGTAATCCATCTCGTATCCAGCTTTCTTCCATTCTCTGGCAGCTTCAAACGCTACCATCCTAGCCCTGGTCTCGGTCATGGTTTTTTCGATCTCGGCTATCTTGGTCATTTTTACTCCTAAACAATTAACTTACAACTTGTAATCTAACACCACTTTCAGATATTACAAGTGGTATCACATAAAAAAAGGTAAAAAAAATGGTCAAGCGCAAGCAAGTCATTGAAAACAATGAAAACTTAATTAACTTTACCACCAGGATTTCGAGTCGAATTAAGAAAAAGCTGGTGGATTACTCCGAAAAACATGGTCAATCCCAGGCAATGGTCATCAGTGAATTGATCGATCATCATCTACCAGGCCAGAAAAAACCAGATATTTCCCTGGCTCCAGCTCCGTACCAGGAAGATGATACTTCAGCTGAACGCCTGGCTTCCAGGGATGAGATGGTAAACTGGATTCGATCGCATGAGGATTGATGTCTGGATGATCGGGCAGCCGATCGGAAAAGGTCGGCCCAGGTTTACCAGGCAAGGCAGAGCATACACACCGACCAAGACCAGGGATTATGAGAAACGCCTGGCAGCAATCGCAAGTGACAAAATGGTAGAGCTTGGCCTCGATCCCATCACTGCACCTTGCAAGGTCCATGTCCTGGCACAGTTCGAAGTACCCAAATCATGGTCCAGGAAGCGCACAGAAGCCGCCTGGAGAGCCGAAGTCTTTCCTGGTAGGCCAGATATCGATAATGTGATTAAGATAGCCCTGGACGCTCTCAATGGCGTTATGTTCGAAGATGATGCCCAGGTATACCAGGTAGCAGCCACCAAAAAGTACGGAGATCCGATGATTTTAATTACGATTGAGTGGGAAGAATGAAGAACAAAAAAGAAATGCCTTCAGCTGATGAGATAAAAGAAGCACTTAATACATATCACAAAAGCTCACCCCAATACTTAGAAGCGCTTTTACAAGCTCTTGTCTTAGTAGAGGTTTATAATATGGGCAAAGAGCCAAGTGAAAAATTAGAGATCAAGTGGACTGATAGTGCTACCACCGAAAGCTAAAAACCAGGATCTTCGAAACTACTCGGTGATCCCAATCCAGGCAGCAATGGATAAGCGGCTACATGGTACAGCTGCGCTTTCTCTCCTGGTGGTTATCTGTACTTACACTGATCAGCTGGGCGTTACCTGGGTAAGCCAGGACAGACTAGCCGTTGACCTGGGAGTTTCCAGGACTGCGATTGCCAAACAGATGAGAAGGTTGCGCGACCTGGGATATATCGTCTATGCGAAAAAGAGATCCAAGTATCAAAAGACAACAAGTGTCAGAGTTGTATTCCCAACAGCACCCCAGGACGAACAGGAAGCAAAAGCAAACCTAACAGCTGCATCACAGATTGCCCTGGAAGAAACCAGGCAAGCAGCTGCCCAGGAACAGAAACAACAATTCATTAAATCATATAAACTTAATAAAAAGCCTGTGGATAACTCTAGCACCTGTGACCCCCAGAGGTCACACCTACCTGTGACTTCCAGAGGTCACACAGAACGAGACAATAGAACGTATAATAATAATATATATAATGATGATGCTAGACGCTTTTCTGCTTTGTTTTTGAAGATTTGTAATGAGTATGGTACTCCCAGGTCTGTCAATGATAAGGATATCCTGGTGATTGCCAGGTGGATCAGGGAAGGTCTGACAATGCCGATGTGGTCCGAGATACTAACAAACCATGCTACATATTGCTATAATAATAGGAGGGATCTAGCCAGGGGAATAGGATACTTCCAGGTGCCAGTGTCGAAAGCCCTGGGCAGATCGAGCAACGTCCAGGCTAACCAGGCAATCCGAAACATCGTGAAGAATACCAGGATATAATGCTGTTTAAGTACCATAATGATACAAACATACTACCCAAAACAGCTAAGTCATTGATAACATTGCATAACGCAGTTAACATAATAACTATTATGCGAAAAGCCTGGCAAAACGACCCTTTGGCCCCCACCCCACCGCGCTGTATGTGTGGTGTACCACATAAATATTTTCTGGATTTTTCCAAAAAGAAATGCGATACCAGAACAATAATAGGAAGGAACTAAAATGAAAAAAATGTTTAACGTAGTCCAGGGTCAAAAACGTAGGAATGATCCTGAGAAAACTGATTGGGTAAAGCTGGGTATAGCTTTTGAAGATAGTAAGGGTATGCGTATTAAGTTAAATGCGTTGCCGATACCTAACGAGGAAGCTGAGATCTGGTTAAGCCTGTTTCCGATGGACGATAAGTTTAAGGGGTCCGATCAATCAAGCCAGGGTAATCTTCCGGCTAATGATCTTGATGATGAGATACCGATTTAATGGCTGCGCCTGTTCCGATAGAGCGAAAACCTCAGTACAATGTTGTGTTGTCAAATAACCCGAAAAAGCTGATGTGTGTTGCTTTTTATCATGATGGTTATGCGGAGCCGAGGGTAATACACAAAATGGATCGTCATAATCATTGGGCATGGAATAACGTAAAGATTATTCCTGAGTTATGTGTTTTAGATAATGACTGTACATTTTTGGAGTGGTCTGATGGCTAGAACCAGGCAAACACCTATAGGCCGCTTTGGTGGTGTTAGGGTTGCCCAGCGTAGGGTTAAGACCAGCGCGACATTAGAACAGAATAAGGAAGCTGTTGCCCAGGAGCTGATTGCCCTGGGTACAACTTCTATTACTGAAATTATGAATTTAGATGGCACGATGAAAGATCAGGAGGATATTCCTGATTATGCTTTGAGAGCTATCAAAAGGATCACGCCTATGCCGGATGGTCGTGTTGCGATTGAAATGCACGATAAGGTTTCGGTGTTGCGTGTCCTGGCAAAAGCAGCTGGGTTTCTGGATACCGATGATAAAGAGAGTGATAAGCCTTCGATTGTTGGTATCAATATGAAGGGTCCGGAAACAACTGAGTATGCGGAGGTAATTGATGAGAAAGATAGAGATTAACGAAGAAATGCCAATATCGGTTGGCGTAAAATATAGCGCAGCATACTTTTCCCACAGAATAAAATGCCTGGAAGCTGCATTAGAAGAAATAGAACGTGTAGCTTTGGCTAGTGATGGGGTAGCGTTTTACGCAATGGTAGCTCGTAAAGGGCTAGATGGGGAGTTTGATTATGACGGATTTGGCTAGGCTAGAGGTTGCAATCTATATGCTCGAAGAACGAATAAAATCTCTTGAAGGTTCATTGAGAAAGATTAGGGATGTGGCCAAGGTGCATAATGATGTCGAAGAGTCCTGGCATATCGAACAATTAGCAGAAGAAGCGTTAAAGGAAAAAAATGAGCGCGATCCCCAGCCTTGATTTAAACTTTGAGAATAGTCCGACTGTTTGGAAGTTTATTCACGATCAAAGTTTCGTTAGGGGCTTGATGGGTCCGGTTGGATCTGGTAAGTCCTATGGTTGCGCAGCTGAGATAATGTTAAGGGCAGTGAAGCAAAAGCCTAGCCCTCGAGATGGTATTCGTTATTCGCGTTTCGTTATCGTTAGAAATACTTATCCCGAGCTGCGCACCACAACCATCAAGACCTGGCAAGAATTATTTCCCGAGGATGTTTGGGGTGGTATGCGTTGGCAGCCACCTATTTCGCATCATATTAAGATCCCGACCAGGGGAGATATCCCTGGAATAGATTGTGAAGTGATATTCATGGCGTTATCTTCTCCGCAAGACGTCAGAAAATTATTGTCATTGGAACTTACTGGCGCCTGGGTCAACGAAGCTAGGGAGCTGCCGAAGGCGGTGATCGATGGATTGACACACCGAGTTGGCCGATATCCTACAAAATCTGATGGCGGTCCGACCTGGTATGGAATCTGGATGGATACAAACCCACCAGATAGCGATCATTGGTGGCATGAGGTAGCAGAAAAGCATCCGATCAAGGGAAAGTATCCCTGGACGTTTTTCAGACAACCAGGTGGTGTATTGCAAGCTTCTCCTGATGAGGTGCCGGACGAAAATCCCGATGCCCAGGGCTTTGTATTTTCTGGAGCAAAATGGTGGCGTATCAACGAAAATGCTGAAAATGCTAACAATCTGCCACCAGGTTACTATCAACAGCTGCTTGGTGGTAAAAATGTAGACTGGATAAGGTGTTATGCTCAGGGAATGTATACTTTTGTCCAGGAAGGCAGACCAGTTTGGCCTGAGTATGATGATGAGCTTATGTCCGGTGATGTGGAGGTAGATCCCTATTATCCAATACAAATCGGTGTGGACTTTGGACTTACGCCAGCTGCAATCTTTGGTCAGCGTACTCAAGGCGGTGCCTGGCGTGTTTGCGATGAGCTTGTTACGTTTGACATGGGCCTGGAGCGATTTGGCCAGGAACTATTGGGAAGAATAGCAGAACGATATTCTAAGCATGATATTTTAATCTGGGGCGATCCGGCCGGTAATAAACGTGACGAGATCTATGAGGTTACGGCCTTCGATCATCTAAGATCCCTGGGATTTAAGGCACAACCAACAGATAGCAACGCTTTCCAGGTCAGGCGCGAGGCTGGAGCTTCTCCAATGTCCAGGCTAGTGAGCGGTAAACCAGGACTTATTGTCGATAAAAAATGTTTGAGGCTGCGAAAATCTCTTAGTGGTGGATATTTTTTCAAAAGGCAAAGCCTGGGCGCTGGTCAGGAAAGATTTAAAGATGCACCAGTAAAGAACGAACATTCGCACTGTGGCGATGCTTTTGGGTATCTTATGCTGGGTGGTGGTGAGCAAAGACGCCTACGGAGAGGATCGTATGGCACGACTTTCCAACAGGGATCATATACTGCGAATAGCGAGTTTAATGTGTTCTGATGAGCCTTATACAGCTTCCTACGTTTAAAATGAGGCCGGATGAGCAAATCGTGCCGCTACAATACAACCATCTTCTAAGCATAGACCTGGGGCCACACGAAAAAGAGTATGCCGATAGTATTCCAGGATATTTAGATTACGTTTATGAAAATTCTGAGCATGGCTGGAGCTGGGCAGCTATCGGTCGAGGCAAAGTTATTTGTGTGTTTGGTGTAAGAGATGTTTGGCCTGGCGTAGTGGAGGCATGGTTTATTCCAGGCGAAGGTTTAGAAAATCATACAAGGTCAACTTTGATAGGCGCAAGAGCGCTTTTAGCCGAGGTTATGGCTACATCTGGTATCAGAAGGATGCAAATTTTTGTAAAATCACAACATATGGTGGCATTAAGGTTTGCCAAAGCACTACATTTTGAGGTAGAGTGTAAACACAGAAAGTTTGGCCCAGAGGGGGCTGACTATTATTCAATGGTAAGGTTTGAATAAATGAGTGGTATTTTTGGAAGAAAGAAAGCCCCAGCGCCAGCGCCAGCCGCTACACCAACAGAAGAAGTAATCGATCGGCAAGAGCAAAGAGCCGAAGCGCAAGAGACAACTCAGATGCAAGGACTGCAAAAGCGTAGGCGCTTGAGAAGAACTGGCGGTATGCGATTGTTGTTCTCACCTTTGAGGCAAGAGGGCGCGGCTATAGATGACATTAAGAAAAAACTTGGCGGCTAATCATGGCTAAGAAAAAGTTTTCTTTTTTCTCCACTAAACCAAAAAGCATATCCGAGGGATATGCTCAACTTGCTGGAGCGAAAATAACATCTAAAGGTAATTATAAAAGTCCTAAGACTGGCCTTCAGCAAGCCAAAGATGATGTTTTAATGGATTTAGGTGTTAAGGAAAAAGATCAAGATTATTATGCTAGGCTACCTGACAGACAAAAACGCAGTCAGCAAGCCATGAAAGAAATGCAAGAAAGAATTATAAAGGGTGATGATGGACCTAGCAGACCTAGGGGAGAAACCGCAGCTGAACGAAAAGCAAGGTTATTAGAAGAAAGAAAGGCCGAAGGCCAGGAAAGACGTAAGAAATTTTATAAACAGAAGGACGAAAGGTTAGCAAAGTTAAAAGCTAAACTTTTGAATTTAGCATGACAAAAATTAAAGACGATCCAAGAGTATATCATAGTTTCCTAGAGCTACGAGTTGAGGCAGACCCGAAAAGGGCAAGAAACGAGAAGGGTCATTTAGTCGCGGATGACCCTTCTACTCCCGAAGTAAATGAGGCTTGGGAGGGCGGTAAACCTCCAAAGAAAAAGGCAAAATCTAATGGTGAAAAAGGTTCATCAAAATCCTAAAGGTGGTTTAAACGCTGCTGGTCGGGCCTTCTTCAAAAGGACAACAGGTGCAAACCTAAAACGTCCAGTGAAGAGTGGCGATAATCCTCGTCGAGCGTCCTTCCTGGCTAGAATGGCGGGGAACTCTGGGCCGGAGCGTGATAGTAAGGGGCGACCTACCAGGTTGCTCTTATCCCTCCGCGCCTGGGGTGCTTCCTCAAAAGCAGATGCCAGAAAGAAAGCAGCGGCAATAAGCAAACGAAACGAGAGTAGAAATGCCTAAATTAAATGTAAAAGAAGTAATGGGGCGTGAGGCAAAAGCACAGGCTCGAAAAGATGAATGGCGATCAATCTATGAGGATTGCTACGAGTTTGCTCTGCCACAGAGAAACCTATACAACGGTTATTACGAAGGCAAAACTCCAGGCAAAAACAAAACGCAAAGAGTTTTTGATAGTACAGCTGTTAATGCAACAAAGCGTTTTGCTAACAGGATGCAGTCAGGTCTTTTCCCACCCATGCGTAAATGGTGCAGACTAGAGCCAGGGTCAGCTGTTCCTGAAGAAGAGAAAGAACGAGCGCAAGAAATACTAGATGCCTATGTTGATATTATGTTTGATCAGCTACGTCAGACTAGCTTTGATCTAGCAATGGGTGAGTTTCTCTTAGATCTTTGTGTAGGTACAGCCGTAATGATGATTACACCAGGCGATGAGGTTACACCTATTCGGTTCTTGGCTGTTCCTCAGTATTTAGTTGCAATCGAGGAAGGTGCTTATGGCACGATTGACAACGTATATCGTAAGCTAAGAATAAAAGCAGAGGCAATAAATAGGGAGTTTCGTGACGTTCAGATAACTCCAGAGCTTCAGGCAGCTATTGATGATAAGCCGCATGAAGAGTTAGATTTGTTCGATGCAATAATCTTTGATCAGGAAACCGGACGGTATCATTATCATGTTGTTTGGCCGTTTAAACAGCAAGAATTGGTCTATCGAGAAATGGATAGCAGCCCATTTATTGTAGCTAGGTTTAGTAAAACAGCTGGTGAAGTTTATGGTCGAGGGCCACTGATTGATGCGATTGCAGATATTAAAACTCTTAACAAGACAAAAGAATTAATATTGAAGAACGCAAGTCTTTCGATATCCGGTGTATTCCTTGCGGCTGATGATGGTGTATTAAATCCTCAGAACATCAAAATACAGCCAGGTGCAATTATCCCAGTCGCACGCAATGGTGGGCCGCAAGGTGCATCCCTAGCTCCTTTACCCCGAGCTGGGGATTTTAACACAAGCCAGATTGTTATTCAGGATCTTACAATGAATATTAAAAAGATCTTAATGGATGACACTTTGCCACCGGAC